TCCTGCTCTTGTAAGAAGAGTTATTTGAGTTTGCAGTTCTGCACTTAGACGGATACCTGAATCAACTAACTCATCCATACTTACGGTACGAAGAGCTTCACCTAGTTTTGCTGCTTTTTGAACAGCAGTATCCATCATCGTTCCTATCGCACTACCAAGAATCTGAGCACCAAATCCTCCCATCCCCATCTTGTTCCCAAGTAACGCACCACCAACACCACCACCGACAGAACCAACTCCTCCACCAAATAAAAGAGGGAAACCAGCTCCAAGCATTAGGTTTTCTTGTCCTCTGCCTTTTTGACTTCTAATACGTTTTATATTTGCAAGTCTTTCTTTTGCTGTCCTCTTAGCCATTTTACCTTCTCTTGCTGTTACTTTTTCAGCATCTTGTTTTGCTTTAAGAATTTTCTTTTCTATATCCCAAGTTTGAGTAACAACGCCTCTACGTTTTGTCTCAAGTTCATAGTGTCTTCTAATTGACTTGGTAATAGCATCTTCTGCACCTGGTCTATTTGGCCCTGCCATTCCTGCTGGTCTTCCAGAAGGAGTATTCATTACTTGATCTGCTCTTCTGCTGAAATCAGCAAATCCACTACCAGCTCTACTTGCTTTACTTCTTCCTACGTTTCTAACAATATTACCTTTCATCCCAACATTTCCAGCAGCTCTAATCCGCTTCATTGCATCTTCTAAATTCTTTGCATGAAGATGAGCGTGTTCAAAAGAATTGGCTAATTTATCGTATTCCTTTTGAGTTTGAGGAAGTTGTGCCGTTATTTCCGTATTTGTATGAAAAAACTGCCTAAGTGCTCCACCCGCAGCAAAAGCTTTCTTTGCTACAAATTCAAACCCTTTAATACCTAAAGCTGTTAGAGCAACAGCAACACCGCCCGCTATCTGAGGATGGGCGGCCATTAAACTTCCTAAACCCATAAATGCTGCTGATAAGCCTTGAGCTTTAAAGGTAGTCAAGCCAAGTGCTTTTACAGCAAGACCATTTCCAGCAACTAGACCGTTATAACTTTTTGCAAGTTTATCTGCTCCAATAGCAGCCGCACCGAAAGCTCCTAGGCCCATAGCCCTTCCAGCAGCGTTATTGCCAGATTTACTAAATCTCTCAAATACGCTTACATTTTTACTTAGGCTAGAGACACTCTTTGATGCTGAATCTGCACTACGTTTTAAATTTGTAAAACCTTTACTGCCAATACGATCTAACTTTTCATTTATCTGGCTTAATCCTTTAACTAGCTTTTCATTACTCGCATTTATTCCTTTTAAATTCTCTGACAACTTATTCAGTTGGTTCAGATTCTTGACAACAATATCAATTTTGGTTTCTAAGCTCACGATCCATCGCTTCTTTTCACCATAGTTTACCTACGTCTGCGGTTTTTTCGCATTTCTTCTTCCTGATCTTCGTTTAAAACTTGAAAATAAGCACTCCATCCAATAATTTCTTCCATCGTCATCTGACGTATCTCCGCTAAAGACTTGCCTAATTCTTTAGCGATACCAAACTGAAGCATTAGTAAATTATCTTTACGAAGCTCCTTACTTAGCTCTTTGGGTCTAGTTGATCCTCATCGTCTGTAATTACAGCAAGCATTAACTTTTGCAAGTCAGCATCCTTAACTTCGTTCTTTAAAACGTCAATTTCTCCAAGATTAAACAGTCTTTGACCAGTATCATCCTGTGCTTTTGTCATTAAAAGTCTTAAAGCAAACTCATTGGCATCATCAGATTTAGCTCCTTTTTGTGCTCTTTCCCTTTCTGACATTGTTAATGGTGTTACCCACATTTCAAAGATAGATCCATCAGATAATTCAACTTCTTTTTTAACTGCATCTAAATTTGCAGCTTTCTTTAAACGATCTACAGCTCTCAATCCTGATCGAGAAGGTTTAGGACTAGTTGTCATAAGAAAAATGGATACAGAATTATTCTAACCTAATAAACAATAAAAAACCCTGCACTAGGCAGGGTTAATTGGAACATTCCGTGTCCCAAGACTATTATGTAGAACTTAGGTCAAAAGAAGGAAGACTTGCTGGACGGAAATTAACTGTCACTTCTTGAGCATCATCAGGGTTAACACTAAAGCTTGCAGAAGTTAGCGTTGCGTCAAAGCTGATTGAACGACTAAGAGTGTCACTAACGTTGCCACCACTGAATACACGATCTGTATAAAGTTTGAATGCTGCACCGACTTGCTGACGTTGAAGAACGTCTTCTACCAATCTGTTCGATAGAGCTGAGTCTTCGTTTGTCATATATGTAGAAGCAGTACCAGAACCATCACCAAATCCAGCAATGTAAGTTCTGAATGGAACGTATTGACCAGGAGCTTGACCAATTGTTGTTACATCAATTTCAGCTCTTTCAATTTCAAAAGTCCACTCTCTGACTTGCCCAATAGAAGCAAAATCGTTGTAATAAACTTGAAATTCGTTAGGAGCTGCTGCTGTTCCAACGTCAGTTAGGTTTACGTCAGAACCACCATTTGTTGCTGATACCTTTAACGCCCCCGTTGTACCTGTATAAGCAGTAACGTAATAAGTTGTTCCAGCAGTTAATCCAGCAGGTAAAGTTCCTGTTCCTGTTTCACCAGTAGAAGCATCTATAACTTTAAATTTGACTGGATCACCTACCTTTAAGTTTAGATAAGTTTGAACAACCATTGTTTCTGTTCCAATGGTGACATCAGCAGGACTAAAAGTACCTGTAGTACCAGCAGGTTTGTAATAGAGAGCACCTGATGTGCCAGATAAGACGGTTACGGCCATGAGGCTGCTTTAGAAATTTACCTATAGATTAGCTCAAAACCGTAGCAACGTAAGAAGTTTCTATTCTTCCCATAAATAGTGGTGCATCTTCAGTGCTAGAAAAACTTGGCCCTTCTATAGAACCAGTCTTTAAATACGCTCCTGTAGTCCCTTTCGTTTCATCATTTAGTGTCTCTAAGACATTAACAGCCGTTGTAATTAATGTTTGATTTCTTGATGGTCCTTCTCCTTTCTTAGAAAAACAACGAATAATGATTGCTCCCCTAGCGTTATCAACGCTTGAACCTAGTGTCGAATCATTTGTTAAGCCAAATGTAACATTTACTCTTACATATTCAGTTGTGCTGTTTGCTGGTGCAGCAGTGATGTTATCAAAGAAAACAGGGACCGCAGGACTTAACGCTCCAAAAGCAGTTAATAATGGGTTTTCTACTTTTGCTCTAATTTTTTGGTAATTCATTAGTCAGAAACAGATCGTGTTCTGTAAGTATCACTTGTAAGGAAGGAATAACTCGTAGGGACATTAAGTTTCATGCCCATATGTTTTTTGATTATTTTGTCTACTTTACCTCCACTTTTAAATGTAGAAAACCAATCTAGTTCTGCTGTCTTACTTGCTGTCCCTTTACCAAAAGAACTTGTAACTCCTCTTTTCATTATTCCAGCTCTACTTCCTCCTCCTTGTTTCCATTTTGATTTGTTTACTGGCCCACTTGGATACCATTGCCTAGAAAATTTACCCTCCTCTAGATCCATTGCTAAAGCAGCATGAGGAGCTACGTTTTCAATTCGTATTAACCATGTATTTTTAGAAGCAACTTCTCTTCCAGTCACTAAAGGTGCAACGACAGGATCAGACTTTGGACTCCCTCCTCTTCTTCTAGAAGGTTGACTTTGTTTGCTTTGAGTTTTTATTACCCAAGAATTACCAAATTCACCTGACCATTGTGGCCCTGCTGTTTGCAATGCTCGAACAACAGCTTCAGAACCACCAAGGACTTGACCTGCTATTGCAGAAGCAAATATTTCATCTGCTTTTTCTGCCAATTTCTTAAAAGGTATTGTCATTGTGGCCTCACAATTAATGTGTGAAAGATAGGATTATCTCCTCTGGCTGTCTTTACACTAATAATCTTTCCTTCTCTTGTAGCTCCTGCTTGTGGATATTGAACTCGATCTGCTTCCGTAGGGTAATAATCTCCTAATTCTTCTGATCCAATCACCATTTTTACATCTGTTGTTTGATATAAACCTTCATCTTCATTGGAATCAAGCGTTGTAATAACTCCTTTTACCGTTACATTTGTGTCCGATCCAGTTACAGCACCAGTTGTAGGGTTATAAGTCTTTGGTGTCGTGGACTTAATAAAAGTAAAGTCTTGACCCCATGTATTTAAAATACTTGCTGGAACTGATCCAAATACATCATCAATTTTTGCCATAATTAACCTCTTACCACCCGAACTTGATAGCCGCCAGCTCCACCAAGACAATAAGCACCAAGATAGGACTGGAGCCAAGGATAAACGTCAAAAACATTGTTCACATTGCCAGTAGCAAGACTAGCTTCGTTGTATTTCACCTTTAATTCACCCATTTCTACTTCTTTTGCAACACCAGCAGTGCCAGTATTTCCAGTCATTGCATCCGTATCATTTGCTAATGCTCTTGCTAACTCATACTGTGCATACTTGATTTTTGCAGGAATTAACGTACAAGCAAGCTCGACATCATCAACTTGAAAGTTATTTCTAGGCCATTTCAATGCTTGTGATTCATCACATCTGTCGCCGTAAAAATTAAGGCTGTCGATCCAGCGACAAGCAGAAATCAATGATCGATTCTTCTGATCATCTGATTTATTTGTCCACGTTGAATCATCAGGAGAAGTTTCAAAGTAACTATTAGCTTCTGCCAAAGTGACATAACTATTAGAACTTTCACCTTTCAAAGTGGCGTGA